TAGATAATTTGTTTGAGCAGTTTCCAGAAATTCAACAACATTTAGAGTTTGTTATGAATGGAGGAGAGTCTGAACAGTTTTACAGCCAAGGAAGTAGACTTAGCACTGTAGCAAATGTTAGATTAACAGAAGATAATGTTAGCACTCAAAAAGCAGTACTTGTAGAATACTTTAGAGTAAAAGGTCATGATGATGCTTTTATCTCTGAATTATTAGATGATTATTCTACTAGTGATAAGCTTTATTCTAAATCTGTTAAAGCTAAAGAAGCTTTACTGCAGTATGAGCAAGGTAACAGACAGCAGCAAATGGAGCAGCAGAAACAAGTGCAAGCTGAACAAAGACAAGAAGCTGACAAGTTCTGGGAAGGAGTAAGTGAGACTATAGAGACTTCTAGAGAGTTCTCTGGAATAGTAGTACAAGAAAAAGACAAGAAGAAATTCTTTGATTACATTTCTAAGCCTGTAGATAAGCAGGGTAACACTAAACGTGATGTAGATCACAAGAGTGCAGAAATGGATGTTAGATTAGCAATTGACTATCTAATGTTTAAAGGATTTAAATTAGATGATATAATCAAAGCAAACGCTAAAACAGAAACAGCTAAAACTTTGAGAAAGCAGATTAGGTCTACGACTAAGTCTGTTAAAGGTGCAAAAGGTAAAAGAAAATCTACGTCTACGGATCTAGACAGTCTAGACCTTAGCTTCACAAGTCTATAGAACTAATCTATAGCAATTAAATTAAAATTGAAATGCGAGTATTAAAAACTTATTACAATGATTCGCAGATGACTGACACTAATTCGTTAGTCAATGCGTTAATGGAAAAGCCAACAGAGCTTTCTCCTATCATTACTCATCTCGCAGGACGTGAGGATCGAAAGTTCCCTTTGACTATGTTAACTGAGGGTGTAGGTAACACTGTATCCATTGATAGATTTGAATACGAGTATCGTGTTAAATCACACACACAACATATTCGTCCTGTAGTGACTGCTTTAGGTGCCGATCAAGGCGCAGGTGGTCAAATTTTTACTGTTACATTCCCAGACAAATGGTTTGTATTTCCTTACACATTGGTTTCTCAATCAGGTGTATTGTGCAGAATCATGGCTGAGCCAAGAGCAGTAAATAATGGCTATGAGTATGATTTAAAATTAGTAAACCCAAGTACAACTCTAGTAGTACCAACGGCTGATGTAGCTGCAGGTGCAATGTGGGGTCAATTGTACGCTAACGTAGGAGTTGACTTCTCAAGAGGGAATGCTTCTAACTGGAGTGCTCCAGGTTTAGTTCGTAACAAAATTGGTACAGTAAGAAAGTCTTACCACATGTCTGGTAATGCTAAAGATTACGTTGCTGAGTTTGAATTACCAACTAAAGAAGGTTCTACTACTAAGTTATGGATGGACTATGAAGAGTACCAACACATGCTTCACTTTAAACAAGAGTGTGAGTTGATGTACATGTACGGTGAGAAAACTTATGATGACAATGGTGTAACTACTATGACAGATGAAAATGGGCAACCTGTTATCTCTGGTCCTGGTTTACTACAGCAAATCATCAACAAGGATACTTACTCTACTTTAACTGAAACAAAGTTAAAAAATATTATTGGTGATTTATTCTACGGAATGACTGACGCTGCTCAAAAGCAAATTACTTTATACACTGGAACAGGTGGTATGAGAGAATTTGATGAGGCAATGAAGAGTCACTTCGGAGCATCTGCTAACTCGTTTAAAGTTGGTGGCGAAAATAGATTCATCACAGGTTCTGGACGTTCTTTAGGATTGTCTGGATACTTTACATCATATGAGCACGTAGACGGGCACGTAGTGAACGTAGTTAAACATGATATGTTTGATCACGGTCCAGTTGCACAAGCTCGTGCTAAGCACCCTGTTACAGGATATTCATTAGAATCTTACCGTATGGTATTTGTTGATAATTCTAACTATGATGGCCAAGCCAACATTCAGATGATCAACAAGAAAGGTCGTGAGTATTTAAGATGGGCGGTTGCAGGATCTGTTGTACCTAAAGGGTTCAATGAATCAGATCTACGTGCATCTGATGTAGACGGTGCTTCTGTACACATGTTAAAAACGGCTGGTATTGTATTGAAGAGATTCGATACTTCACTAGACATTGAATGTGTACGTTCATAATTAGGCGTTAATCGCAGTCTATATATCTGGTTTCTCTGAGATGAGGGGGGTGTCAAAGCCCCCCGAAATCTCAATAACTATAAGAAAGTAGGGCAGAGTATTCTTCTAAGCCTGAATGGAAATTTAACTAACAAAAGAACTTAAAAATGACAAAGAAAATAATTATTAGGAGAAAAGAGACTACAGGTTTCTTACCTAAAGAGATTCAATTAGAATCAAGATCATATCTTAGTAGTGTATACAAAGATAGACAACCGTTAAAGGCATTTAGTCCTGCGGACAGTAAAAAATATTTAACAGGAATCCTAGATGTAGGACCTGATCATGTAGATTGGCCAAAGCATGAAAAAAACTATTGGGCTGAAATGACAATGAATATTCCTTTTGCGGGTTTAGAGTTGGATATAACAGAAGATGAAGAAGGTAATCCAGTAATTATAGAAGATTGGATTAGATATAAGTGGTTAGTAAGACATCCGCAAGTAGCAAATTCAGAAATGGAAATGACTGCTAATACTTCAAAAAGGTTTTATATTCTAGATACTGAAAAAGAAGTACGAACAAAGAATAATAAAATTCAAGTTCTTAAAGATGCTGATAAAGAATTGATTAAATCTTCAGGTGATGAAGGTAAAATGAAGCGTATTATTAGACTTATGTCTAACACAACTAACCCTGACACGTTTACCAGAGAAGAGTTAGAGAATATGCTTTATGAAATGAAAAATGACAAACCTGCAAAATTCTTAAAGATTGCTACTGATAAGCATCTAGAATTAAAGTCTGAGATTGAAGAGATGGTATCTCTAGAAATTGTAAGACGAATAGGTAACCAAGTTATTTACATTGATGAAATCTTAGGAGAAACTCTTAACGATGCAGTTATACAACTGAAAGATAAGAAGAACTCAGGCAAATTGATGGAACTTAGAGCTAAACTAAAAGAAGCTAAAATCTAATGACAATAGCAGAAATGCATAGAGCAGTGAATCAGGGAGTGGACAAAATCCACTCTCTGCAAGCTGACGTACTATTAAGTGAAGAAATAGATCACGAGCTTAATAAAAACATTATGAGATTTGTAAACCAAAGGTTTAATCCTATGGGCAACAAGTATCAGCAAGGTTTTGAGCAGAGTCAAAAAAGAATTGACGATCTACGAACTTTACTTTTAGAAAAAAACATAGTTCCTCAGTTTAAAGAAAATCTGTTGGACGGAAAGACTTATGTGGATATTGCTCCTTTACCTATAGAAGATTATTTATATCTTGTAAAAGTAGGAGCAAAAGTTGTTATTGATAGATGTATGCCTATTTCATTTAATATTATTACAGGAACTAATAAGTATTATGCAAGAATTCCAATTTCTTCTTTAAGAAAACCTGTTAATAGCATTGATACAACATTTACTCAAATAATGTTTGTTCCAGATAATAATAGTTTATACGTAGGAAATGTAAATATTTTTCCAGGTATTAATAATACTAATAATACTCCAGCTACTACTCCTCCAGAAGATTTAATGGAAATAATTTTTGAAGATCCTACTGATTCTGATATGGTAAATACTTCTTTAGTTACTATATTTAATGAAAATATTGGAGGTTTAAATTTTCCAAACGAAGTAATAGTAGTTATAGATCCTGAAATAACTCCTTCATTTAACATTAATAACAGTGTGTTAAGAGTTGATTTTGGTACTGTAGGTAGTTCAGTCCCTGGAGAATATATATTTAATAATTACAATTTTAAAACTTTACCTGCATCTGCTACTAGAATACCAACCTCAACTACATCTACTAAGCAAGTGCATCCTTGTAAATTTATTCAACATGATGATATTTTTAAATTATTA